TGGGTGCAGTAATATTAATACTATTAAGTGGCATTATCACCTTGATTATTAAATTATGATAGACAAACTAATCCAACCTGTTAGTGAAATTCTTGATAAATTCATACCTGATGCTGATGTCAAACAAAAGATTGCACATGAACTTGCAACCATGTCTGAAAAACATATTCACGAAATTGCAAAAGCACAAATAGAAGTCAACAAAGAAGAAGTTAAAGGTAATTGGTTTCAATCATCTTGGAGACCAGCAACTGCATGGGTATGTGTTGCAGGTTTTGCAGTCAACTTTCTTATTAGTCCTTTATTAGCACCTTTTGGAATTGATGTGCCTCAAGCTGATACATCAACTATGCTACCTGTATTAATGGGTATGCTTGGTTTAGGTGGTATGAGAAGTTATGAGAAAACTAAAGGATTAACAAAATAATGTACGAAAACATAAAAGAAATGCTAATCAAGAATGAAGGATTAGTTCTGCAAGTCTATAAAGATAGTTTAGGATACGACACAATTGGCGTAGGTCGTTGCTTAGATAAGAATGGCATATCAGAAGATGAGGCTATGTATTTACTTGAGAATGATATAGAAAGAGTAATAGCTAGCTTAGATAAAAACTGGAGTGTATTCCGCACATTTCCACCACTTGCTCAAGAAGTTGCAATTGATTGCACCTTCCAAATGGGAATCTCAGGATGGATGAACTTCAGAAGAACAAGAGCCTTGATGGAGATGGGAGCATGGTTAGAAGCATCTGAAGAGATTTTGCGAAGCAAGTATAATACACAAACCCCTGTAAGATGTGCTAGAAACTCAAGAAAACTAGCCTTATGTCAAAATGCCAAGAAAGACATCAGACCAACATCAAAATAATTCAAGACTTGGTGCTTTAGGTGAATCCTTAGTACAAACCTTTCTGCTTGAATACGTTGATTTTTGTTTTCCTACTCAAGAGAAGCATCCAGCAGACCTTTGTTTTGAGCTGAATCGTTCTATGTACACAATACAAGTTAAAAGCAGAAGAGCTACTAAACAAAATAAGTTTGTCTTTGCTGCTGAGAACTCAAGGTCACAATCAGAAACCTATAAGAACTATCATTGTGACATACTAGCTTTTGTATTCTTTTATGATGACCAAAAACGAATTATGTTTAAAGCAAATACATCATCACAAAACTATTTCACCTTTGATAAGAAATCCATAACTGATGATATGGAATTAGAATCTTTAAAAGAAACACTGGACAATCTAAGCTCAATTCCTGTTCTAAATCCTATAATTTAGCACCTAAAAATAAATTAATATTTTTTTACACATTTATATATATTTATGTATAATACCTATATGTTAATTAAAAATAAGGAGTTAAATAACATGACAACAAGAAAAGAAGTAAGTGGTGGATATGAGCTAGTTTCTAGCGATTGTCCTAAGTGTAATCGCCCAACTTTAGACCAAACAAGCAATAGAGAAGATTGTGATGCTTGTGGTTATTGGCTTGATTACAATACTGGTGAGGGCGATTTGGGTGCTTACCACGAAGGGAGTAAATAATGAGATACACACTACAAGTTCAACTACCCAGTATAGGCTGGGTGGTTGCTATCAAGACTAGCGATTTATTTTACATGGCTAGTAAGAGAGCTAGATTAATTAAAGAAGGACATAAAGTTAAATTAACTAAGGAGAGTAAATGATGATTGAGAAATTACAAGCATTAGTGTTGTTAAGTGCTATGGCATATCTTTGTTATGGTGCTGCATTAATTATCAAAGACAGGAACAATAGAAAATGAATGTAACATTTAATTTAATGGGTGGTGGTGAATTGAATATCCCACCAAGAGCAATCAGTGGTTTTTATAAAGACCAGTTCACCAGTGAGGTTATTGTTGAGGTTGGTGAAGATGAATACAAAGTCAGGGATTCACTTGATGAGGTTAAATACATTTTAGGATTAGCAAGATGAAAATAGAATCATTAAAGAACTTTGCATCAGAGCAAAGAGGACAGGCACTTATCTATAAAGATATACCTAATGAGGACTACCATGCTGGTGTAGGAATTAGTAGTAGTTATATCAGAAGGTTTGGTCAGTCTCAGCTTCATGCAGTAGAACATAAACAAGAAAGCTCACCTAATCTTAAATTTGGTACTGCATCTCATGCTTTGCTTGTAGAGGGTCAGGAAGTGTTTGATAAAGAGGTCAAGGTCATTACAGGCTCACCTTATACAAAAGCCTATAAAGAAGAGAAGGCTGACTATGAGGAGCAAGGATTCATTGTTCTAAAAGAATCAGAAGCAGAGATAATACATGCCATGAAGGAGAGCATGGTGTATGAAGGTAATGCTTATCTTAATGCTAAAGGCAAGATAGCAGAAGCAAGTATCTACTGGTATGAGGATGATGTTCTTTGTAAGTGTAGACCTGATTTAATCTGTCCACCCTTAAATGAACCTAATTCAGATAACAAGATAGTTATAGTGGATTATAAAACCACTGTATCTTGCGAACCTTTTGCTTTTAACAAGTCGGTTAAGAAGTATGGCTATGACATGCAAGCTGCTTGGTATAGAAGAGGGTTATTGATGGCTGGCTATGATGTAGAGGACTTTATGTTCATAGCTCAAGAGAAAGTACATCCTTATGCTTCTAAGGTATTTAGGATAACAAAAGAACAAATAGATTTTGGCTGGACAATGATGGAGAACTATTTAGGAGAGTATAAGGAATACCAAAAAGGTAAACCTCTTAGTATTTACAATAGTCCTAATGTTGTTGATTTGGTTTTATAGGAGAGAGATATGAATGTATTAAGTTTATTTGATGGAATGAGTTGTGGCAGGATTGCTTTAGAGCGTCTTGGTATAAAGGTAGATAATTATTATGCAAGTGAGATAGATAAGTATGCTATCCAAGTAAGCCAAGCCAATTACCCAGACATAATTCAAGTGGGCGATATAACTGAACTAGACCTATCAACATTACCAAAGATTGATTTGATTATGGGCGGTAGTCCTTGTCAAGGATTTAGTTTTGCTGGTAAACAATTAGCTTTTGATGACCCTAGAAGTGCATTGTTTTTTGAGTTTGTTAGATGTGTAGAGGAGTTAAAACCAAAATATTTTTTATTAGAAAATGTAAGAATGAAGAAAGAATATTTAGATGTTATATCTAAATATATGGGTGTTGAGCCAATAATGATTAATTCAGCGTTAGTATCAGCACAAAATAGAATTAGATATTATTGGACTAACATACTTGGAATAGAACAACCTGAACAAAGAGGTATTGTTTTAAGGGATATATTGGAAACTTCTGATTTATGGACAGAAACACCTCAATATTTAAAAAATTATTTAGGCAATAAACCAAGAGGAGATAGAGTTAAGTCTGTTGATGAAAAAGCATCTTGTTTGACTGCAACTATGTATAAAGGACAAATGGGAAGTTATGTAAAAAAGCAAAATAATTATCCGGATAATGCTTTAGACAAAATGACAACAAAAGATGGTAAATCTTATTGCTTGACTGCATCTTATCAAGCAGCAGAACCTAAAAACAGTTTAGAAAGAAAACAAAGAACAATGATACCTGTAAATAAAGATGAAGAATTACCTAATACGATTAATTTGATTTATGACAATGAAGGTAAATCACATAAACCAGTTAAAGTTGGTATGAATGTAGAGCAGGTAAAAGTAAGAAAACATGAGGTAGACATAATCAGCTTGCAATATCTTTTACGAGAAATGAAGAAGGAGTCTGGTAAAACTAATAAACAAATAGCAGAAGAAACTAATACACCAATAACTAAAGCAGAACATTGGTTTAGAACTGATAGCAGTTTTGCGATACCAAGTGATGATATTTGGTTTAGGTTAAAAGAAGTTCTTGGTATTAAAACAGATGTTTTTGATAAACAAATTATGGAGTTTGAATACAGAGATGGTGTTTATGAAAGCAAACAGCGTGTTTATAGTGAAAATGGTAAGTCTCCAACTTTAACTGCTGGTAATAAAGAGCAGTATATTGAAACATATGATGCTCCTAAACAAATAGGTACAGCTATTGATATTAATGGACATGACATATTAAAAAGAGTTTATTCAGAAGATGGTAAATCACCAACTCTTAATGCTTGTACTGGTGGCAATAGAGAACCAAAAGTAGCAGTAACATCAGGACTAAAATTTTCACATGGTTTAGAAAAAGGAAGAAGATTGCATGATGGTAAAAATCTGTCTAGAAACTTTTCAGAAGGTTCAAGAGTCTATAAAACAACTGGTAAAGCTGCAACACTAACAGCACAATCAAAAGGTGGTGAAGGTGGCTACACTGGATTGTATGGTGACAATGTCTATTGGAGAAAACTCACCCCTCTTGAATGTGAACGATTACAGACAGTACCAGATAATTATACCAATCATGTATCAAATACTCAGCGATACAAGATGTTAGGTAATGGTTGGACAATTGAAGTTATTACTCATATTTTAAAGAATATGGATATAAGTAAGGGCAAATAGATACATGAGAGTATTTAGATTTATGGAGAGTTTATCCTTTGCCCTTGAACCTAGTATAAGGGTTTTTGGAGAAGTAGGTAATAAAGTTCTAGCTTTATTATCAAATAAATATTAATATAAAAAGTGGAGAGTCATTATGGACGAAAAAACAAAAAAGGCACTTTGGATTCCTGAAGAATTACATAAGGATATCAAAGTATTTGCAATAACAAATAATATGAATATCGAATCAGCTACTCAGCTATTGCTGAAACTTGGCATGTGTTCTTATAAGGAGAATAAGAATGGGTCAAAATAAAGCAGCAGTAGACAAACGTAGAGAAGAGTTAGAAGCTGAAAGATTAGATAAGTCAATCAAGATGTATTACTTTCAGAAAGGAGCTGGAGAGCATTATAGAGAAATACAATATGAAAGTGGCAGAGTTGTAAGGACGGATTTCAATGATTGACTGGATTCTATATTTTATTGGTGCAGTGTTTGGCTTAGTGGCTATAGGTGCTGTTATCAGCGTTATAGCAGCAATATATATTTTAAATGAGTTAGATTAATGGTAAACAGCAGAAATAAAGGTGCAGCATTTGAGAGGGTTATGGTCAACAAGATTAATACTCTTCTTGAATCTAAAGGATTAGATACTAGAGTTAAAAGAAATCTTGACCAGTATCAAACTAAAGGCATGGCTGACATTTATTGGGATAAGTTTGCTATTGAATGTAAAAGATATAAAGCTGGTGGTAAAAAGACCATGTATAAGAATGAGTGGTGGCAACAGGCGGTAGAGAGTGCTGGAGACAATTTAATACCTTTGCTAATTTATAAATATGATAGAAGAGA